AAAGTTTAACAGCGGGGAGTTTTAAAAACTCCCCCTTTTATTTATATTTACTAAAAATAAATTAAAAATTAATTATATGAATTTTAATAACAAACCTAATATTTTACATGAAACTATAGAAGGTAAAAAGATTTGGGAATCAAGAAGTGTTGCTGTTAACGCTGTAATTTTATTAATGTATAATAATGAATTATATGTTTTAGCTTCTAAAAGAGGACCTAATGCAGCAGATAGTAAAGGTTTAATGAATTTACCATCTGGATATTTGGATTGGGATGAATCTGGCACAGAAGCAATGTTTAGGGAAGTTTGGGAAGAATGTGGTTTAGATATTAATATATTATTAAATAATAGTTTTTATGCATTTACTGATTATATAGAACAACCTTGGCATGTAAATACAATTCCTTCTGAAAATAGACAAAATGTTTCTTTAAGATATGGATTATATGCAGATGTTGATAATTTATTTGATTTAACTACAGAACATAATGAAATAGTTGGAGAAGTTGAAGATTCATTATGGCTTAATATAAAAGATATTGATAAACATAAATGGGCATTTAACCATGATAAAGTTATAGAAGATTTTACTATAAAAATAGATTATATTTTATTATAATAATATATAAATTAAAAAATGAATTTAGATAATTATTTAAATACAATTGAAGATACATTTCCTTTAATAGAAAAATCTATTTTAGTTCTTGATAAATATTTACCCTGGTGGAAAAATAATTATAAATCTTTTGAAAATTTAATAAATAATAAAATTTCTAAATTAACTGAAGATATAATTGATATAAAAATTAATTTTATTTTTTATTCAGGGCCTGATGATTATGTAAAATCAGTAACTTTAAACAGCCCCGCTTTTGAATTTGTATTTTTAGAAACTTCATCTACTTTTGTAAAAGAATTAAAAAAATCTATAGGAAAAACATGGGAAGGCCGTCGATTAATTACAGATGAAAACAAATTAATAATACTTTTTGAATAATGAAAAAACTATTTCAATTAATTTATGAAAAAAACTCATCAATAAAATTTATTATTTGTATTTTATCTATATTCTTATTAGGTATAATATACAAATTAACAAATTTTAATTTTATTTTATATTGTTCAATTCCTTTTCTTTTTTGGTTATTAACATATTTTTTTATTAGTTTAATTTATGTTTGGGTAATAAAACCAATTATATGGATTATTAAAAAATTTAAAAAATAAAACTTTTTCATTTCTTATTTATACAAAATAATATGTCTATTAAACAAGTATTTACAGAAAAATTTAGGCCTAAAAATTTAAATCAACTTATAACATTTAATCGAATTAAAAAAGATTTATCTAATGGCTTAACTCAAAATTTACTTTTAACAGGAACTCAAGGAACTGGTAAAACGTCAACATTATTTATTTTATCTGCTGATTATACAAGCCTTTATATTAATGCATCAACAGAAAGAGGAATTGATATAATAAGGGAAAAAATATCTAAATTCTGTTCAACAATATCACTTGAAGGAGGCAGAGAAAAATTAAAATGTGTTATACTTGATGAATGCTTATCTGAAAATGAAGAAGTTAGAATAGGAAATTTAAATGAATATCAAAATATAAAATTAAAATATTTAGAAAAAAATAAAATATATCCATGTATTTCTTTTAATTTAGAAACATTACAATTAGAAAATGATACTTGTGAAATAATTTCAGAAAAAGAAGATGATCTTTATGAAGTTGAGTTAGAAAATGGTAAAAAAATATTAGTAACATCTAATCATCCATTTATAATTTTAAATGATAAAGGAAATGTTATTCAAAAAAGTATAAATGATAACTTAAATTATGATGATAGAGTTATAGTTTTTTAATTCATAATATTAAAATATGAATATTAGTGAAAAGTTTCAAAATTTAAAAAAACGTAGTATCATAAATATTTTGAGAAATAAGTATAATGGAAATATGCAAGAAGCATATTTAAAAGAATTAAATTTAAAACCTCAAAAATGTATATATTGTAATAATAATGCTGTATTTTTAAGTATATTTAAAGGATATAGAAAAACATGTAAGAATCATGAATGTAGTAAAAAATTAGTATCAGATACAAATAAAAATCTTAGTAAAAGTAGAATTATAAAAGAATATGTTAAATTAAAATGTAATATATGTAATAAAGATTTTTATGTTAGAAATGTAAAAGGACAAACAAATAGATATATTTGTGATCATAAAAAATGTAAAAGTTATAATAAATATTTATTAAAAGAAACATATAAAATAAGTAATTTTATTACAAATGATATTTATTTTTTAAATAAAATTACATATGATTTAATGTGTAAATTTAATGATATAAAACGAGTTAAACGAATTTTATATAAAAATTTATTAGATAATGACATAAAAAATTTTAAAAATATTATAAATAATAATATTATAATAAGTTGGTTTTTTAAAATGCCATTTAATAAAGATGATTATTTTTTATTACCGGATAATTTAATTTATATTTATAAAAATTATAAATATAAAAGTGCTTTATTAAAAAAGATATACGGAAATAATTTATTAAAATTTTATAAAACATATTATAAAGAAAGAGTAAAAAAATGTGTAATATGTAATAAAGAATTTATTTATGATTTATTTAAATTAAATAAAAAATGTGAAATAACTTGTTCATTAAAGTGTTATTATAAAAATTTTAAACATTATGTAACAGATGAAAGAAAAGTAAAACAAAGTATAACAATGAAAAAACTTATATTAAATGGTAAATTTACTCCTAACGTTTTTAATTCAAACACAAGAAAAAATATAGAATTAAAAACACCAAATAACATTATTAAATTTAGAAGTAGTTGGGAAGTTATTTTTTATGTTATGTATGATAATTCTATAAATTTAAAATATGAAAAATTAAGAATACCATATACTATTAATAAAAATAATAGAATCTATATTGTAGATTTTATAGATGAAGAAAATAATATAGTTTATGAAATAAAACCATTTTCTAAAATAAAAAATAAAATTAATATTCAAAAAAATAAATCTTTAAAAAATTGGTGTATTAATAATAAATATAATTTTAAATATATAGATGAATTTTATTTATACCGGTTTAATTATAATATTTTTGAGAAACTTTAAAATTAAAAAAATTAGAAGTTACAAATAACGATATATTAAAACGAATTGAAACTTTTTTTATAAATGGAAACAATAAAAATAAAATCAATTAGAAAAATAGAAAAAGGAAAAGTAAGAAATTTAAAGGTACATAAAAATCATACTTTTTTAACGTCAAATGGAATAGGCACACAAAATTGTGACGGGGCAACTGACGAGTTTTTTAAAGGGCTCCGAGCAGTAATGGAGCGTTATGCTTCAACAGCCAGATTTATTGCATCATGTAATTATATTCAAAAAATTCCAGAACCTATACAATCAAGATTTCATATAATTTCATTTGACCCATTAAATAAAAAAGAAGAAGAATTTTTAATTGAAGAATATAAAAAACGAGTTAAATTAATTTTAGATGCAATAAAAATAACTTATACAGAAGAAGCTCTTCATAAATTTATAATTAATGATTTTCCTGATTTAAGAGCTTTAACAAATAAAATACAAAGTTTTTATGATTCTAAAATAACTGAATTAAATCCCGATAATTTTAATATAAATTATGATTTTAAAGATTTGTTTGATATTTGTTTATCTAAACCTGATCCTATAACTAATTATAAATTTATAGGATCTGAATATTCATCAAGAATTGATGATGCTTTAACTGCTTTAGGAAAAGATTTTCCAGAATATTTAAAAAATAATTCTAATAAAATAGATAAATTACCATTAATAATAATAGCAATTGCTGAATATCAATATCAAAAATCATTTGTTATTGACCCAATTATAACATTATTAGCATGTGTATTTAAAATTCAAACAATATTAAATTAAAATGGAAATAAAAACTAAATTTAATATTAATGATAAAATAATTTATTTATCAGAAAATCCTGATAATAAGGGTGAAATAATACCATTAAGCGGCATTATTAATAAAATTTTTATAAATAATATTGATAATGTAATTAAAATTAATTATGTTGTTAAACCAGATAACCAAAAAAATATATTTAATATAGATGAAAATTATATAGATAATAATTTATATGATTTATTAAGTAGAATACCTATAAACTGTTCTTCTAATATAAGATATAATATTAAAGAAAACAATAATTTTATTGTGTTGAATGATAATAATGAAGAAGAACTTCCATTTTAAAAATTAAAATATGAATAATTTAATTATAGATTTATCAAATACTTTTTTTCGTAGTTTATATAGAATAAATGGTTATAATAAAGGTGGCTATTCTTTTGATAATCAATTTGAATTAGATCAATTAATGAGAAAAGTATCTACTGATATTTCTTATATAATAAGACAAGCGAATCCATCCAGAATAATATTTGCATTAGATTCTAAATCATGGCGAAAAGAAATATCAATTGATGAAAATGAAGGATATAAAGCTAATAGAGAAAAAAGTACAAATGTAAATTGGTATAATGTATTTAAAATAATGAAAGAATTTGGCGAAATTTTAGATTCTAATGGATTTATTGTTAGCCAAATAAACAATGCTGAAGCAGATGATATAATAGCATTATGGAGAGATGAACTTTTATTTAATCAAAATCAACATATAACTATAGTATCTGCAGATGAAGATATAAGACAATTAGTTGGGTTTTTTCCTTATGATATTAAAAAAATGGCTTTTTGCGTAGTTTATAATCCCGATAAAAGAAAAGGATCTAATAAACTATTTATCCCAAAATATTTTAATGAATGGCTTAATACACAAGAAGAAGGAGATATTTTTAATAGAGCTATAGATGTAGATAAAGAAGATTTTATTAGATTAAAGAAAAATGGAAATGTAGAATTTGAAGAAATTGATGGAAATTATGTAGCATTAAAAAAAATATTTTGTGGGGATGATGGAGATAATGTACCCGCTATATTTACTTGGTTAAATAATAATAAAGAAACAAGAATAACAGATACTAAATTTAAAAAAATAGTTGAAAATACAAATATATCTGATTATATAGATGTTATAGATAAAAAAAATTCAATAAAAGAAGAATTAATTAAAATATCTGGTGTAACTAAATTACCATTTGATATAACAGATAGGTTAGAAAGACAAATGAAATTAGTTGTTCTTTCAAATATGTTTTTTCCTGAACAAATAGTTAAAGATTTTCAAGAACAATTAGCTAATAATATTAAAAAACCAAATATTCATCCACAATCATATAATATGAATACTTTATTAGAAGGTACTAAATATGTAAATTCTAAAAAAGGAAATGAATCTTCAATTTTTAAAGAAATAGATACAATTAAAAGTAAAAAATTATTTTAATGGATAATTTATTTGATATAATAAAAATAATATTTGAAAATCCAGAAGAATATAAAAATTTATCTAATATAGAAAAGAAAAAGATCTTCTTTATATTTACAAGAAGAATGTCTATTAAATACCCATTACAAGCTCAAGTTCTTCAACATTTTAAAATTAATGAAATTGCAACTATAGATTTTTGGCAATCTTTTTTAAGAAAACAATATAATAAAGTTCCTGGTTGGATGTATACAAAGGGAATTAAAAAAACAAAAGAAGTTAAAGAAAAAGTTTCAATAAAAGAAAAACTTATAATTGATTATGCAGCTAAATATAATTTAGATATAAAATCTGTTAGAGATTATATAATGTTATTTCCTGAAGAAGCCAAAAATGAATTTAAAGAATTTGAAAAAACAATAGAATAAACATAATTAAAAATAAATTAAATATGGTAAAAAATAAAATAAATTCAGACAATTTTAATTTTAACATTAATAATATTCTTAATAATATTGAAGAATATAATTATACAATTAAGGATTTAAAAATAACTGATTTAATTCCTAATGT